CGTCAATACGTTCTCGGCTTTATCACGTTCTTCATTTATTTTCTCAAAATGTTCGTTGATAAAGTTAAACGTAGTTTTACGTAACCATATAGGCATGTTATAGACAGTATTCCAATCGTAGCCACCACCACCATGGAATACTATCTCATGTATTTCTTTGAATATTTGTAGTCTAATACTAGGCGTCAGGCCAAAAAAAGCTAACTCCTACTGGTATAGTCACGCCCTCCTCTACGCGACCATTTCCTTCATAAGTGAATTCAAGTTTAACATCTGGCATCACATCACCGACATGTTTTTTAAATGCTCTTGAATCACGAGCGATGAATTGATTATCAATAAAATCTTTAATCACATTTCTATCGCGATCACCATTAACTGATGTGATCATGTATTTAAGGCGAGTTGTATTATCAAATGAACCTTGTGGTGTTAATTTTCTTAACGCCTCTAATTCACGATCAATGTCTTGTTCGTCTTTATGAGTAAGTAACTTAAATGTCACTTCATTATTTGTATGTGGTAACTTGAACTTAAATTCATTAGTGTTTGGAGCCATTAAATAGGACTCATCAAATTTCTTTTCTTCTAACGCTGATAAATCAACTGTTATTTCTTCACCATTATAACTGAATGTATAGTCAGCTCCATATCCTAAGATACGAGCAGCAACTAATATAGCGTTTTTATCACCTACTACTAAATCATTGTAGTTGATTTTAGACACAATTAATGACTGAAGTAATTTATCAATTACTGTACCATTAGCGATGAAGTTTCTGTTTGTAAGAATATCTTCTTCCTTAGCAGTCATGTACTTCATTTCAATAACACCACTTGATAATGGGTTTTCTTTTGGGTAAACTAGACCACGAGATGGTAGTTCAATTTGTTCCGTTGGAATGTTCGACTTAGATGCAACTTGTGTTTGATCCATAACAATATTAATATTTTGTATATATAAATATAAGCAAAAAGAAGGCATCTACCAAAAGGTAAATGCCAACTTTTATATAGTTTATGTATATCTTAGAAGTTCAAGATGCAATAATCCATTGCAACTGTTACACCTAATGTGATTGCTGCGTCTGCGCTCCAATCATAATCACCAGAAGTGAATGACTTAACGTAAGCACCTTTTACAATCCACTCACCTACGATATCACCAACTGGACCTAAGATGTCTAGAGTCAAATCTTTCTTGTAGAAGTCAGAATAACCGTCACGGCCTGTTACTGATTCATGTGATAAACGTACCCATTCCATCACTGCTTGAGCACCAGATGGAGTAACTGGATCGTATAATTCTAGTGTCATATCCTGCCACTCAGCTTTTCCTTTTAACTTACGGTAAACATTGATATGATCAAGTTTGATTTCTGTAAAGTTAACTGAAGGAGCTGATGCTTTCTTAATTAAGTATGATGGAATACCATCTATATACATGATAAAGCGGTTTTGAACTTTTGGTTCATACGCTGTAAACATTATCTCGTTTGGGTTTAATACTGCCATGTCTTGTTGTGTTTAATATAAATATATTAACTATTTATTTGTTTATTATACTCCGAATTGACCACCTTTTACTCCTGGTTTCTGTCCTGGTTGGTTACCGCCAAACTTTTGGTCTATACGGCCAGAAATACCTTGAGCTTTTTTAAAGCTTTTTGGATGTTTTTTCTTCCACCAGCTATGCATTCTATCAATAGCAACTGATGTTAATCCAATTGCCGCCATACCCGCTGCTACAGCCGCCCATGAAGTTTCAGGATCCATCACTTCATCTATTTTTTCTTCAGATGCTTCTTCTAAGCTTTCTTCAACTTTTTGCTTCTTGCCTTTTTTACCTTTAAGCATAGCAATTTTGTCATCAACTTTAGCTTTTAGTTCTTCTAATTGCTTAAGTTGTTTTTCTTTCTTAGCTTCTGCAACTGCATTTTGTGCTTCTTCAACAGCTTTTTTAGCTTTTTCTTCTAATGACTCAGCTAACTGAGTAGGAACTTTGATTCTTATTTTCATTTATTAAGTTTTTTTACTGATTAAGCTGGGAATGATGCACCAGTTGGAGTGATGTTGAAGTCGATTAATATGAATTCAGCAGTCTTAGTTGGTTGTAAATAAACTTGACCTACTAATTGATTTCTATCAACTACATCAGCCGTGTTATTTGTATCATCCATTACTACTTTGAATGCGAATAAACCTTGTCTTTGTTGTACTGTAGTTAAGTAAGGATTTACTTGATTCAAGAATCTATTTCTTGTTACAGCTGTATTTTGTTCAAATACTAATTGACGAGAAATACCACCAATGTAGCGTTTTAAGTCAATCAACAAACGACGAACATTTACTCTATCTAAAGCGGTTGCTTGTGTTTGTAATGTTTTCTGACCATAAGCAACAACACCAGTACCTGGGAAGGTAGCTAATGGGTTAACTTTGTTTGAATACAATGTATCTCTATCAGTTGGAGACAATCTTCTTTCAGCTTGTACTACACCTGGTAATCCACCTCTGTTAATACCTGCTGGAGCGAACCATGCAGCTGATACTTGATCAGTAAATGCATAAACAGCTGGCATTACAACTGAAGCTGGTACCCAAAGTAATTTACCTGTTTCAGGTCCTACTACTTGTAACCAAGGCCAATATGTTGCAGCGTAGCTTGAATTTTGAGCAGCTGCTTGTGTAGTTACAGTAGCTAAGTTTTGACCATAAGATACTGAATCTATAATATAAATTGCATCACCTCTATCTTGCACAGTAGACAATAAAGTTGTGATTGCTGAAGTACCATTTTGTAAATTTACTCCTGGAGTAGACAAGATATTGAAATCGTAGTTATCTTGGTTTGATAATAAGTTAGACGCAATTGTATAATCACTTAATAATATACCTTGAATGTTATTAGCTGAAGTTGTACCAACTGCTGTTTTAATACTATCAAACATATTTAAAGGAACAGAACCAGTAGCATTATAATAACCAAATATAGCACCTGTAGCTCCACCAAATGAACCACTAGCTACTACTGGTAATGATCCAGTGTATGCACTATTAGCACTACCATCATTGTTAAAATAGTTTGGAGTTGGTCTATTTACAGATTTAACACGTACATAACGTGATTTGTTTGTGTAAGCACCACTTGTTTGGATGTAGTAGTTACCATTATCACTAACTGGAGTGAATGCTTGGTTACCGATTACAGCCTCGATATAGTTGTTAGCGTTAGGATCTAATGATAAGTTAGACCATGTTTCTAAAATTACTTTGCTATTTGAGTTATCATCTCCTCTACGGATTAATAATGTAAAAGTACCAGTACTTGGGTTTGAGTTAGCAATTTCCCAACGTACATTCTCTACAGTACCATTTTCTAATGAACCTGTACCAATTTCAGAGCCAGCATTATTCATAATAGTGCCAACAGATAATGTTTCAAGAACAAAAGAAGCGGAAGGATAAGCACTGCCACTACTAATTGATATTACATTACCACTAGCTGCGGTGTAAGCACCATTAGCAACTCTAGCTACTAATACGCTTTCACCTCCTTGTTGGAAGTAGTTATTTACAGTGATTGAAGTCAAGTATTCGTAGTTAGCACCACCAGATGTGAACAATCCACCAAACTTATTTACGTAGTCTGAATATGAAGTTACAACAGTTGGGATGTTAACTGGTCCTTTTACGGTTGGACCTACAACAGCTAAACCAGTTGATACAGTACCAGTAGTTACTAGAGACTGATCGTTTTCGCGTGTTAATACACCAGGAGAGATTAATGTTTCTGCCATGTTAAGTATGTTATTTTCTTATAATAAATATGTTAATTTATTCGTAAACCGCTAATTGACAGAACTAATTTCGCCTGTTTCCGTGTCTACATTCACAACACCATATTTGGCTGTGATCTTATCGGCGAATTCTTTTTCTCGTTTACGCAACGCATCGATTTGTTGCTTAATTGCATTTTCCTCTTCATCAAGTCTAATACGTGAATAATATACTTGACCTAATTGAAAAATGAACGCATCTTGGTCTTGAGATAACTGTTTTAAGTCATTCAATTCCTGTTGTTCAAGTTGGGCCATTATTATTTGATTAGAGTGAAGAATACTTTGATATTGTCTGAAGTTTCAACACTCTCGAATTGAGCCAAAGTAAATTCATGATGCTCAATCTCACGCTCTTCTAACAATAATGTTTCGTATTCGCTTTGGAACTCGATAAACTTAGGATTAACTCTTTTCAATTGTACAGCTTCACCTGCTTCATTTAATTGAGTCATTGGTGTACCATCTTCATTGAATGCGTCTACTGAGTAAACGATACCAATGTTTCCTGTACCATCATCTTCACCATGCTTCTTGATTAATTCATCACGTAGTTTGTCTACGTCAATTTTGATCTCATTAGCTTTCTTAGATAGATCATTTAACCAATACTTAGCTACTAATGATAATTTCTCGTTCAACAAACCATTAATTACTTTCTCATTGGTTTGTGGGTTTGTGAAACCATTAATTTCAGCCTCTAAATTTAATATGTCGGCTAATTTCAATTTTGTTTTTGTCATAACGTTATGTGATTGTTTTATATAAATATATATTAAAGTGTGTTAAATTACAGTTTCAATCTTAGGTACATCTTTTCTCTCAGCGTGTACAATGAAATGACAATCAATTTCATACTCCGCGCCTGCTAAATGTACGGTATTGTTTTCAATTCTCAAAATAGATGGTGTCTTGGTTGGATGTACAGCAGTTAAATGAACTGTGATTGTATCTTGATCAACTAACCATTCCCAATCTTCTGGTAATTCAATAGTGTGTTTGTGTTTCAGTTTACCTCTATAGAACACAGCATGCTCAGGACCCTCTAAAACACCATATTGTAATTTCTTACCTTGTTGTTTTTGGTGGTCAATTAAGAATGATTTTGTAGTTGCACTAAATGAACCGCTAATACATAAGTTATAGTCGCCAATAACGTCGGTATTAATACCAACTTTACCACTTGAAGATATGAATAACGCATTTGCCGCAACATTTGATGTAACCTTAACTAACGCGTTAACTAACGTACTATCACCATAAACGTTGAATTTGGATTGTACAGTACTTGTACCTACACCCACATTACCACCTGTGTCTACAACTAAAACTGGAGATTGAGCAATAGAACCTGACACGATAACAAATGGTTTTAAACCATTGTTTTTGTCAGATGTGTTTAACATCACCAATACTTTCTCTCCTGATCTTACTGAACCAGTACCGAACGATACAGAACCAGAAAATGCTACTTTCGAATCAGAACCATATGATAATGGATTGATGATACGAAGTATGTGCTGAGATCTAATCTCAGCTCCTGGGAATATGCCTGTCTGGTCAATGAAGGAACCTGTATAATCCGCCATGTGTTATTATGTTAAGTTAATTGGACCAGCACCAATAAAATTGATGATAGTAAAATTTTTATATGCCGCTAATATTTCTAGGATCAGATGATCATCAGATCCCCAATTCTGAACTGATTCAGTTGGTACATCCCAATTTGCTCCTTCACCTATTCTAGCGCCTGTTTCGTCTGCTAGAAACCAGAATAAAGAACATTCTTTAGCTACTAAATCGTAGTAACGAACGTAAGCAGACAATTGTATCGCTACTCTATCTGCTACTTGAACTGGTTCTATGCGTGCTGTTAATGCCATATTGTTTTATTTATTTTATTCTTCTGTTGGTGGTGTAACTACTGGTTTTAATGGTTCTAAGATTGGTCTACCATTCTCATCTGTCCATTCTGTATCAAACATATGTTTATCTTGTCTTTCACCAATTACCATCCAACTAATTTCGTCTGTTGATTCTGCATTTTGAGAAGTGATGGTTAATATATTTCCTTCAACTTTACCTTTAACAGCATCCCATCCTGTTTCATTTGTAGTGAAACATTGTACTTCTCTATTTAACGCTACAAATGTACCTTCAGTCATACCAATTGTTTCATCTATATTGACAGCCGCTGTACCATTTACTAATGTAACTTTACCTCTGTAAATTAAATCAGCTTTAGGTCCTTCAATGAATGAGTGTACTAAGTGATGAGTATCTTTTTTAGATTCTAATGGATGATCAATTTTAAATGTACCTGAACCTTTAGATAGTGAACCTACAATGGTAACACTTGATCTGTTAATAGTCATTGATGTAGTTCTTGATGAAGATCCTCCTCCATTAGAAATATCAAATCTAAGTCCAGATTGTGTAGTGTTTGATGAAACAGCAGACGCAATCATATGTGTTTCATTATTATTATCTCTATACATAAACCCAAGTGATGGTTGGTAAGTACCATCAACTCCCGCGTTTATTGTGTAAAAAACTCCATCACTTGCTAGACGCATTCTTTCACCTCTAGCACTTCCATTCCAATTCCCAAATGATAATGCTTCCGCACCATTACCAGCATTTGAGTTCACCGCATCAATAAAAGAACCATAACCACTAAAAGTTGCTCCTGAATTTGTTGAGAATCTAATTCCGGCCTTATTGTTTAAAGTAGATCCGGCTGAATTGTCTATATATAAAAATGCTCCTTCTCCACCTGATGATGCTTTATTTAAATGTAATAATGCTTCAGGACTATCAGTACCAATACCTACATTACCATTTCTATCAATAATCATTCTATGAGCTAATGAAGCGGCAGAGAATTGTGTATAGAATGAAATAGCAGTATCGTTGTTTGTTCCTCCGTTTTGTTCAAAAGCAATCGCTGATTTTGCTTGCCCATTATTAGATGTAGCTACAATTCTAACACCAAATCCACTTGATTGAACACCAGTAACAGTATCTGATAATGTTATAATATCAACATTTGTTCCGCTTGATCTAGCTGCTGTATGGGCGTGTACTAATGTGCTAGGATTTGATGTTCCTATACCTACATTACCAGCACTTGTAATAGCCATTCTTGTAGCACCATTAGTACTATCTCTAAAAGCTAAACTACCAACTGGTGCTAATGTCGCAGCCGAACCAACACTGAATATATTCCAGTTATATCCACCAGTGCTTATATTGTTAATATTCACAGCGGTACCATTAGTATTGTCACTTAAAAGAGCTAAAAGTTGAGTTGGATTATTAGTACCAATACCCACAAATCCAGTTGATCCAGTCACTATAAATGGACCACCAGTACTACTTGATACTATCAATGATCCTGTCACACGCATAAAGTCATCAACACTATCCCCAAATCTTGTTGAACCAGAAGAAAATGATTCAGTATAGAAAGTTACTGATGAACTTAAAATAAATTGTTGTGCAGTTAAATTACCTCGTACAGTAAAATCTCCTGTCACAATTTGTGAACCGGTAAGTTGAACTGAACCTGTAAAGGTGGGTGAATATATGATCATATTGTGATTATGTTATGTTTGTGTTCTGGTTTATAACTT